GTAACAGGTTTTCACATGATGTGATCAGGCCTGCTTTTTGTAGGTAACTGTTTGGGCCTTTGCACCAAAATGAGTTGATCTGCATGAGGCCATAGGATTGTCCCACGGTGTCTTTTTTGTTGTGCGCGTTTGGGGTGCATCGACTTTCGCGGTGCATGACCAATTCAAGTTTTTGACGCTGCTCAACAGGCCAACCCAGGTTTACGGCCAGCGCGCTAAATTGCTCACAATTAGTTGCTGATGGGTTGATGTAGAAAACCGTGGTTGCCGTGGTGCTTGTAGTCGGTGGTTCAATCAAATAGGGCGCTACGTCAATGGTGGTGCTAGGTGGCTCTGATTGGCTCATTAGAGGCTGTATGGCAAGCGTAAAACCCACTAGGGCTGAAATAACACCCGCCACAATTTTGGTTGCTGTAAACGTCATTTTTTCTCCAATTGGTATGGAACGCCCCAGGTGTCCCCGATGGCGTTTTTGAATGACAGTTGGGCGTGTAACACTTTTTGGCTGTCTGGGTCACGGAAAATTTGCACCAGCACTAATTGGTTTGTGTCCAATGCGGTGGTGAAAACCTCATATGTGTAGGTCTTAGCGTCAGCCATAACTGTTTATCCCTCTGTCAGGTATATGAACACCCTATGGGGTGGGTGTGGCTGGGTCAAGCATTAGCGCTGGTGGGGTCTTATCGCCCACAAAATAGAACCAATGCCACGGTTCAGCGGGCATTACCTCTAATGACCAACCGTATTTTGGCGCATTTTCGCACAGCCATTTCCAAAGGATCGGATCAGAGGTTCCAGCAATATCGACTGCCAATCCCAGGTTGTGCCGTGATGATCCAGGTGCGGCCAATGGTGCGTTTCCTGGCTTCAAATAGTATTTGCGACCTTCCCACGTTCTGGTTGACGCGCCTGCAATTGGTTCCAGTTGGTAGCGCTGAATGAAACCAGCCTTTTGTTGGGCTAATGACCTGTAAGTATCGCCCGCGCTGATTGGTTTGAATTGTTTTATGCCTGACGCAAACGCAGCCTGTCGCATTGCTGTCCAACTAACCGCTGCTAAATGGTGCAATTTACCCATTGGTTTTATATCGCGCAAAAGGTTCATTGGCAATTCACCTGGTTTGCAATGCGCCAGATCCGCTGGCAATACCAGTTTTCTAATCGGTGGTTGCACTAGATCCAGGCTTTGATTTCAGGCCATTCGATGCCACAAGGCCAGACAATGTGCCAGTCAAAAACACCAGCAACGTGGACAGCAAATCAATTAGTTGAGCGTCTGTGGGGGCCTGTTCCGTAGGCTGATCTACAAATAAAATTCCGTATATAAATGCCATTACGGTGAACGAAAAACATATGGCCATCAAACGGCCAACAAAAACAATTAGCCCTGCATGTTGTTGTTCGGGTGTCTTAGTCACAAGCGGCCTTTGTAAAACATTGATATTCGATATTAGTTTTTGAAACGGTGCAACCACTACAACCCCACAAAACTACGGCTATTAGTAGCGCGTAACCCAATAGTGCCCGCCATTTCATTAGGCAAACAGCGCGGCTGCTTCGTCTGCCGTCAAACCTAATTTGTCTAAAACTGTTTGACGGATTGCATTTTTTTCGTTCAATAAAGCAATTTCAGCCAATTTTGCAACGTTGCTTTCAACGCGTGTTGCTTCAATTTCTGCTGCTTCATCTTTTGTTGCTTCACGATCTACGCCGTTGATGTGGATAATCATTAGTCTGCCAATCCGTATATTCGATATTGTGCGGTAATTGTTCCGCTTGCTGGGGTAATTACTAAACCGTCAAATTGTGTTGTATTGGTAAACACGCCGCTTCCCCAATACTGATAAGAGTTAGTAGAAACCGCGCCCGACATATATTGAATACCTGTTGCTATGGCAACTTGCGGCGCATAAATAATCGTTTCGTTTACTATTTGGGTTAGTCCTGTTGCAATAAAAGATGTAAAAGATGTTTGGCCTGTTGCAGTAGAAGTCGTTACGGTTGACGGGCCAACCGACAACACTTTTCGCGAATAACTATTGGCGCTGTTTGTTGCACCGCCAGCACGAAACCTAAAGGTTATGTCTGCGTCATCTGCTGAACAAGTGCCGTTTATAAACACTTTATAGTTTCGGTAGGTGCTTGAAAAAATGCTGTCAAGAGTGATTGCTGCTGCTGTTGAAACTGAGCCAGAAGTAATCAAAACAAAACTTCCGCCGCCTACTGATTGCCATGCTGCGCCGTCGTAATACTGCGTCGTATTGGTCGCTTCGATGTACGCAAATTGCCCTTCGGCAAGCACCTTTTCACCTGCACCACCAAAGGCGGCATCACGCGTCACGGTCGTTGCAAAAACTGGAATACCTGTGTTGACCTGGGTCATTTCGGCTGCGGTCAAAACCTCTAATGCCTCAAATGCTGGTACTGCGGTTTGTGCGTTTACTCCCATAGTGATCCCTATCCTAAGACATTTTCCGCGTCTAAACGGCCATATATCGCATTGTCCAAAATCAGTTCAAAAACGATTGTGGTGGGTGATGTTGACAGCAAAATATGGTGCCCAGACGTTACGTCAATGGTGTGTTCTATGCCTTCCACGCTTAGTTCCTGGGCTAGTTCGCTGGTGCCAGCACCGCTAGGGAATGTTTTTTCAACGGTGATGGTGTTGCCAATTTCTATGCTGGCCACGGTGTCGCGCTGGGCTGTGGTCAACATCAGGAAATCGGTTTCTACGCTGGTGTAGCGGGCTTCTGGTTCGCCGTTTAGCAGGTATGACGCGGCGGTGTCAATGTCACCTTGTTGGTGTAGCAGGCTGTTGGTGATGCTGTTTGTTTGAATGAAATAGGTGGCAATTGATGCCAGATCCTCTGCGGTGGCTGTGTTGCCGTTTAGGCCTGTGACCACAGCGCGGTTTATTACTGCGTCCGCTTCAAATGATATGCCTACCCCGTTGTAAGGAATGTTGGTTCCATCGTCATGGAAATCTGCAACGCTGGCTGAAAGAGTGTTGCCTATCCTGTCCTGAAATGTCAGTTTGCCTTCCGCGCTCATAAACAGGCGGCCAAATTCGGCGGTGCTGTTGATCTGGCTGATGTATTGCAAAACGTTTGTACCAGCGGGAACGGTGTATGCAGCCGCATGACCTAGTTGAACGGTGCCTGTGGAAATGTCACGGTCAGCCAACGGGAAATCAACCTCTGGCAAATCCAACACCGTTTCAATTCGCGCGCCTGACAATTCGGCTGATGGGTCAAATTCGTCTAGGTAGGTTTGGGCCAGCAAATAGAATTGATCTGAACAGAACACCGTGACGGTGTCAATGCCACCTAGCGCAAAGTTGTAGTCATAGTTCACCACATAACCTTTGAACAGGTATTGGGCCACGTTGGTGGTGTCGTATCAAATGAGGCGTACTTCACGCATTGGCGCTAATCCAGGTTTTGCTTCCGCGGTGTCAAAATATGGGCTGGACTGATCAAACGGATTGAACACCCCACCCGCCAATGTGTCGTTCAAAGTGAATGACATTGTGCCCGCGCTAAATTGGTCACCAATATCACGCCGTCCGCGCTTTACGCTGATGCCAATACAGCCGTCCATGACGCTGGCAAATTCGCCTTCGCCGTCCAAAACGTATTCAGTATTGTCCAGCACCCCGCGCGTTGCATCGTCCAATGTAAATGCGTTGACTGAAAATCCTGTGGCTACTTGCAGGTCATAATTTCCGCTGTCAATTACTGCAACGCCTGGCATCACGCCACCTGAATGTTTGCTGGGCCAGCGCTGCGGTTGTAGGCGCGTATTGCGTTGACCACGGCCTGCCCAATTTCGGCGCTAGTGGCTAGCCCACCGTTGACGTTGACAGTTACACCGCCACCCATGCCACCCATCTTTGATAATGGGATAACGGCCTCTGGGCCTGCTTCACCAATCATGGCAAGTGTTGGGCCTGTAACAATTCCGCCTTCCGCCAACATTGGAATGTTTGGAACGCTGAAACCTTTACCGCCTAAACCTGGCACCCATGATGGAAAACTAAATGACAGTTTGCCAATGGTGTTATTCCACAGGCTTGCAATGCCGTTGAATATTGATTTGTAAATGTTTAGGACGGCGGTGAAATAGGTTTTGATTGCGTCAAAACTGAATTTGACACCTGTGGTTATTGCATCAAATACTGTGTCCACGATTTTTCGGACACCATCGAATTTGAAATACAGCGCGGTCAAAATGGCGATCAGGGCAACTACGGCAATGATCACAAGGGTGATTGGGTTGGCCATTAGCGCGGCGTTCAAGAGGAAATTGGCGGCGGCGGCTAGTTGTGTGTAGAGGGTATAAACCTTGATTGCAGCGTTGGCCACCAGAATTGCTGCTGCGATGCCACCAATGGCCCCAGCGATAACCAGAAACGTTGTGGTGTTTTCTTGTGCCCATGCACCCATTGCTGTCAACAAAGGCAACGCTTTTTCAACCACGGGGATCAATGCAGCGCCAATGTTTTCTTTTGCTTCGGCAATGGCTATTCCAAACCGTTTCATTTGGCCTTCGGCGGTTCCTGCCGCTTCGGCTGTCGCGCCACCAAACGTTCCACCCAGCACGTCCATCACCGTGTTTAGGTCTGCACCCTCTTTGATCAGCGTGGCCATTTCTGGTGAAAGGGTGCGCAAGCCTTTGAAATTTCCTGCATAGGCTTTTGATAGCGCGTCCGAAACTGTGGCTAAATCTTTTCCTGTGGCCGTGGAAATATCCATTGCCAGGGCCAAACCTTCTTGGGCTTTGCCAATGTCTTTTGTACCGCGCACAAGGCTGGCTAAGGCAGGTCTCAAATCATCGTCCGCAATACCGCTAGCCAATGACATTTTGCTAATCATGTTTTCTGTTGCTGCAACCTGTGCATCAGTAGCGCTGGCAGAAATGTTTAGTGTGCGCGCTAATTCGACTTGCGCGGCTTCATCTTCCATTGCTGCTTTTGTTGCTGAACCTAATGCAACAGCCAATCCGCCAATGGCGGCGGCGGCAGGCAGAGCGGCTTTTTTGATAGCAAACCCTGCTTTAGCGCCAGCGCCTTCAAGGCTTTGAAATTCCTTTAGGGCTTTGTCTAATCCCTTGCTGTCAAATTCGCTAATGATCGGAATTTTGATTGCCATTACATCACCAGGTTTCTATTGACAGCGTCCATTACGCGTTCCACCAATTCAACCATGTTTTGTTCAACAGCGCCCGCATTGCGGTCATATGCAGGCCACATGACGCGTGAAGGCAAACCAAACTGCAACGTCAAGGCTGAAATGAAATTTGCACCCTGGGCGTTAGATCCACCCTTTTTGCCTGCCATATCAATGATGGCCGCCGCTGGATCTTTTTGAATGATGCTGATGGTGCTGGAATTGCGTTTGCTCACATCTACTTTGACACCAACACCGCGCTGGGCTTTCTGCTGGCTGTATGGGAATTTTTGGTTTCCGCGCTGCGTCCATGCGCGTTCCATACCAGACAACAGGCGCGGTGGGTAACTGGCCTTTGCATCATCAATGGCAGGTTTGGCTAGTTCCTTTGCCTCTTTGTTTATTCTCTTTCGTAAATCGGGGTCAACATTGCGCAATTCTTTTAGCGCTTCCTTCAATCCGTAAACCTCAATTTGTGCCGTGGCGCTCATCGTTTTCCCTTGTTTTGCTTATTCAACACAGTAATGACTGTTTGCAAATCTTGGGTGTCAAATTCGATGTGTGGCGGCCACCAGCCGACAGCCACTAGAACCTCTGCTAGTTGGCGGCGGTAGGTGCCGCGTCCGTAGGGTTTGGGTTTGTTTGATCCACCGCTTCAATGTCCATGTCTGGGTTTTGTTTCAACCATTCAGACCATGTGGCTGGCATAGTTTCGCCCGCCAATTTGTAAAGATGGAACGCCCAGCACACCATGTCGTTCACGCCGATACCGCGTCCGTCTGACACTTTGCGGTTTTCTGATTTTTCCCATTCGCTGATTACCAACAGATTTGTGGTTACATCGCGCGGCGGGGTGTTTTCGTTCAGGGTGATACGTAGTTTGATTTTCATTTCAATCCTTCCGTCTGGTTTGGTTTATTGAAATTTAGGCTGTCACGTCAACGCTGTAAACGCCACCTGTAAACGTCAAATCAACTGTTGCCAATTCGCCTAAAGATGAATTGATAACTGGCAGGCTTTCCAAATAGGTGTTTGTCAAAACAAAACCTGGGTTGGTAGCGCTGTCACCTGAACCGTATGCAGGATTTACTTGTACGGTGCATTTTGTGCCCACTAAATCTTTGAGGCTGGCATAGGTTTCTGCGGCGATGTATGACATGAACATTGTCACGGTCAATTCGTTGTTCTCTAGTCCGCCTGTGTAGGTGCGTGATCCTGTTCCAAATGCGGTGTCCTCTAGCGCTTCAACTGTGCGCGTCAATGTTGCAGATGTGGTTTGATCAGTTAGATCAACTAGGGATCCAATGGCTGCGCCAATTTGGACTTTTGGATTGCTCAACTGGGTGCTGGTTGCCATGTGGTTTCTACTCCTTAGGTTTGGTTTTTACTTTAGATGGTTTTGATGGCTTGTCGGTGGATTGTCTAATGAACCCACCAGATACCAAATGATCCACGTTGTCATCACCTGGGTCAAATTCGTCACCTGGCGTTCCTAGACGTGGGGAAATGATCACATATTTCATGCTGTTTGCGCCTGTTGCATCACGGTCAATTCATAGCATGGCAACATCACACCGCCAACGTCAAGGGTGGTTGGACGGCCAGCGGTAACGGATCCAACGCCTGCCAGCACTAACGCGCTTAGGTTCAAAAGGTTTCGCATTGCGTCAAGGTTTGATGGCCCCATTGAAATGATCTGTACTGGCCAACTGATTTTGACGA